AACGCTCTTAGGAGCGTCCACCGCGGGACGGTCTCCCGGTGCTGATGATGGCAGACCAGAAAGGGAAAAATATGGAATTATGGAGTATTAAAGACATTATTAAAAACAACGAGGACGGTGATTTTTTAGCGATATGTGAAAGCGGTAAAGAATACGAATGTAAATTCGTAGCCAAATATAGAGCAATGTTTTTCGCAATTCCAGATCACGAAAATATTTTAGGATATGTGAAAATAGTAAACAGATTATAAGCCGGACGCGTTCCGGCTCTGTAATGCCAGCGTGGGCGGTTCCAACTCCGTGAAAAGGCAGAGGACAGAGAAAGGGTTGATACATCCCATTTATTAAAAATATCCGCTTTCCGGCGTGAGCGTATCAGATTCCGGGTTGTAGCTGATCGGCGGCAGCATAACTGCCAGTTATTAAAAATTAAGAGGTGAAAAAATGAAAAATTACATAATCGGAGAAAAAAACGGGCGTTGTGTTGTTGCGTCCGAAAAAGTAATAATCGAAAACGCTTTACAGCAAGAAAAGGACGGCATAAAGCCGCATTATTCTTTTTATGACTGCAAAAATGGCGAAAAGGCAACGCCGCCCGGCTGGCTCGTATGGTCATCATTAAATCATGGCTGTGGCGTTGTATATCGCAGAAAAGATGGAAAAATGATCATATCAACAGGCACTCAGGGCGATTTCTGTTATTTCTAGTTCTTCCGCTATCCGTTCAGGCGGTCGGCACGTTTCGAGGACGTGCAGCGTTTTATATCCTAGCCCACAGGGAAAAGGGGAGAAAGCGAGAAGATGAAAAGAAGAGTTAAAACAATTATGCAATGGATAGAACTGTTCGCGCTGTCATTCGGATCTGTCTTTTTTATGTTTCTGTATTGGCTTGCATTTGGATATTAAAACGCGCCCG